TCTAAGTTAGTATTGGTGGTTGTACCCCAAGTACCGGAGCCTTCCCCAGTCGCAAGTTCTGTCAATCTTAAATCGTTAACGTAGGTTGCCATTTCAAACCCTCATGCTTATGCTGCATCTCTCCCAGCCGCTATGGGCGCGTAACCGGGTGTTTGTGTTGTATCAATCTCTGAATATCCTGCGGATTGACTTGTATCAATATCAATATAGTTGGGATCTTGCCCCGGAACTATCTCTCCCCAAACCAAGGGGGTTCCTAAACTGATTGTAACCGATTGTCCAGTTAAAGAAACTACCGAACCAGCGACAGTTGTGACATCGCCAAGCCCTGAATTGATCTGC